AATATCTAGAAGATGACTACCCTGATGTTCTTACTGGTTGGAACACAGAGGGCTTTGATATACCATATATTATAAATAGGATGGAACGTATTTTAGGTAAAGAGTATGTTAATAGGTTATCACCCCTCGGTGGTACGTTCTTTAGAGTTATGCGGGGTCAATTTGGCCAAGAGAAAAAGAGGTACTATATTGATGGCATTGCCTGTATTGATTATCTAGATATCTATAGACGCTTCTGCCTTAAGCTGCGTGAGTCATATAAGTTAGATGCTATTGGTGAGATAGAATTAGGTCAGAATAAGGTAGATTTTGGTGATATGGGTCTAGCGGAATTATCACAGAGAGATTGGGACTTATTTGTAGACTATAACATTCAGGATGTTAACTTACTCGTGCGGTTAGAAGAAAAACTGCAATACCTATCTTTACTGCGTATGCTTTCTTATGTAGGTCTAACAACACTGGAGGGTGCAATGGGTACCATACAGGTTATTAACGGTGCATTATGTATTCGAGCGCGTAATAGAGGTGAGTTACTCTCAACCTTTGTACGTCCTGCTGCAGAAGGTAAAAATCCTGGTGCATATGTCGCTGAGCCGAAAAGAGGCTTTAAGCGTAATATAGTCTCTTTTGACGCAAATTCACTGTACCCAAATGTAATGATATCGCTTAATACTTCACCTGAAACGAAAGTAGGTAAGGTTAATATTATTGACGATAAGGTTATTATCAACCACGTATCCGGTAAGCAGTTTAGCTTAGATCGCCCGGCCTTTGCAAAGTTTCTAAAAGATGAGCAATGCGCTTTATCAAAAGCTGGGTTCTTATTTACGCAGAAGAAAAAAGGTATCATACCAGAGTTTCTAGAATACTACTATAATAAGCGCGTTGAAATTAAAAAGAGGTTGTTTATAGTTAAGCAGCGCTATAAAAAGGATCCAAAAAACACGGAGCTTAAGTATGAGGTGGAAAGACTTAATACAGAGCAGATGGTTATTAAGATTCTCGTTAATAGTTGTTATGGATATATGGGTAATAAACGCGCTCCTATCGGTGATGATGATATCGCTTCATCTGTTACCCTTACCGGTCAAGCGGTTATTAAACAGTCAAATATATTTATTAAACAGTTCTTAAAGCGAGAGTTACCGGATATAACAGATCACGCTCTAGAGCAGTGTATTGTATATAATGATACTGACTCTGGTTATATTTCTATTGAGCCGCTAGTTGACGCTGGTATTATCAAGTTCTGGGATGGTAAAGACGTTCATAAGGAAACGTATGATAAAATTCAAGAGATTGAAGATTATCTCAATGTAAATATTAACCAGTGGGCTGAAAAGGCAATCCTAACGCAGGATAGTAGGTTTATATTTAAGCGGGAGTGTATCGCTGATGTAGGAATCTTCTTGCAGAAGAAGCGTTATGTTATGCATATACTTGACGATGAGGGTATTAAAGAAGATAAGTTTAAATATACAGGCGTTGAGGTTGTACGTACAACAATGCCTAATGCAATTAAGCCCTATGCTAAGAAGATAATAGAAACAATGCTTACAACGCAGTCTCTTAAAGAGACTAATAAGATACTAAACGAATCATATGATACATTTAAGTCACTATCACCAGAAGAGATATCTTTTGTAATGGGTGTTAAAAATTACGAAAAATACTCTTCACAGTGTAATGGATTTAATACTTGTAAAGGTATGCCTATTCACGTTAAGTCTGCTTATTTTTATAATAATATGCTTAAAAGGCTAGAAACGGGTAACAAATATGAAGAGCTTTCTTCCGGTGATAAGGTTCGGTACATGTATGTAGAGCAGCCTAATAAATTTGGATTAGATACTATTGGGTTTAAATATGACTGCCCTAAAGAGTTTAGTGAGTTGTTTAAACCTGATTATGAAAAGATGTTTGAAAAGATCTTATTTGAAATGGTGAAGCGTTTTTATGATAATACAGGCTGGGTCATACGTAAACCGTCCGCTAACGTTCAGACAGAATTGTTTGATATATTTGCCTAATTAAAGGTTATGTATAAATAGTAATATGTCAGAATCATATTTAGATAGGCCACAGGATGACGATACTTACAAAGCGCATCCAGCCTTTAAACGCGGAAAAGTGAGAGGTGTTTCTCTTATCTTAAAAATTATTAAAAACATTATTGAAGGTGTCGATACCGGTGATGGAGAGAACGTTTCACCACAGGTAGAAGGTATCCGAAGGGCAGTTTTAGAGTATAAAACCGCTCTAGAAGCTTCTTCAACGAAGGCAGCTACAGAAGCCCTCGATGGCGCTAAAAAAACAGTTGCATCGGTTAGACTTTAATATATAATATAATTATGTCAGATATTATTACAATTGTAGATCATATTGGAAGAACAGTAATTGGGGTAAAAAAGAAAGAGACAGCAAAATCTCTTACCATTTTTAACCCGGTTATTATTCACGTACAACCTGATGCTGAATCAGGTCAACTTCAAGTTCAATCCTTCCCATACCTCTTTATGGAGTTTATTAAGGGTGAAAAGGAACAAAATAACTGGACGTTTGATAAATCAGCTATTGCGGTTTCAGATGTTGTACTTGATGATAAGATTATTCTACAATATGAAAACATTAATAAGCCTAGACCTTCTGTTGAACAAGAAGAAGAGCCAGAAGTGGTAAAACTATTTACTGGTGACGGTAGTGATGCCAACTAAGCAGTTTATTAACGTAAATTAATTCAAGAGTCAAGTGGTTTACTGCTTGACTCTTTTCTTTTGTACACTATAATAAGATATGGAAAAAGATATCGAAAGCGCCTTATCAGAGATTGATAAAATTAACCCCTTTGCAACATACTTGAGTGATAGCACTCTGAGTAGAGTTGGTGGTTGGATTGATACAGGCTCGTATGTTTTAAATGCTATTATTTCAGGTTCACTACACGGAGGTATTCCTAAAGGTAGAGTGACTATGTTAGCAGGTGAGTCAATGACTGGAAAGTCGTTGTTTGTTATGAAGATTCTAGCTGCAGCTCAGAAAGAAGGTCTTATCCCTGTTATCTTTGATACAGAGAACGCCATTGACCCTGAAGGTGCTGAGAGGCTTGGATTAGATGTAAGTAATGTAAAGTATGTTCCCTGTATTAGTATTGAGCAGACACGTAATGCCCTGTATAAGTTCCTTACCTCTATCAAAGAGAAGGGACTTGAGGGTAAGTTCATTGTTGCTATTGACTCATTAGGAAACTTACAGTCAGAACTGTCACTATCGCGTATGGGTAAGGATAGTACGTCAGCAGATATGGGAACTAATGCTAGAGCAATGAAGACTCTTATGCAGACTTGTACCAATCTAGGTGCAGTTACCCAGACAACTATACTATGTACTAACCATGTATATGATAACCCTGCAGCGCTATTCCCATCAATTGAAAAGAACATGCCAGGTGGTAAGTCATGTGTGTATCTACCATCAGTGACAGTTCAGCTTGCTAGAAAGCCAATGAAGTCAGATGGTGGAAAGACTATGGATGGAGAGACCGCAGTTGGTCAGAAGAGCTATGCAGGTATTATTATTAGAGCACTTACTAGAAAGAATAGATTTATTAAACAGTACCTAGAAGGTGAGATGTACCTATCATTTGCATCTGGTCTAGATAGATACTACGGGTTGATTGATCTAGCAGTTGGTCTTGGTGCAGTCATTCAGACTGGTGCCACCTATCAACTTGAAGATGGTAAGAAGCTAGGATACTACAAAAATTTCCGTAAGGATGTAGAGCTCTGGGAAAAGACTATTCTACCTATAGTAGAAGAGCGGATGAAGGATGAGTGGAATTACTCCAATAAGGAGGAAGAACCACCAGATGAAGTGGAGGAAGTAGTTGAACCAGAGCCTACCTCACTTATAATGGAAGAAGTACTTAAGAGTAAGAAGAAGTAGGTTGATTTTTACATATTAGAAAAAGGCGCCAACCTGTTAAGGTGTATGCCTAGATCAACTGCATCTATCTTCTGATCTGGTGCCTCTAGAGCATTAATGTCAGTCATAATGGCCTCAAAATCCGTAAGTATTTGGCGCAAATAATCAACTGTATCATCATCAACTGTTTCCATGAATTCTTCTAGTCTCTCATAGATATTACTTCCTTCTTGATCTTCACTAGAACCACTATTAGTAATTGCATTTACAGCCGCACCTCC